AAGAGAACAAAGAAATCAAGGACTTGCAAATACTGGTTAATAAGCTTGTTCATAATAGGAAGATATTGCCTAATAACTTTTGTTTTTATACCAGTATCTCTTAGTAATTCACCAATGGCATCAAAGTATGAACTCAATGTTGTCTGTTCAAATCTAACTTCAAGTAGTTTTAAACTTTTTTCTTTATCAGCTGAAAGCTTTAATTCAGCCTCAGTAGTATCTTGAACATCAGCATTTTGTGATAGAGCTTCAACCCTCTTTTTAAGAATATTAATTCGTGTTTCATTTTGTCTAATGCTATTATTAACTTCGTTAAGATGCACAATTTGTGAATATAAATTTTCAACTTTAGATTCAGATGCTTTTAGTTTATCCTTTGTAATAGTGTATCCCAAATCAAGTGCCTTAGCCTTATTTTTACATTCTTCATTTTTAGATGTCTTAAGCTTAGTGGAAATACTTTGAGAACACGTTGGACAATGGTCGTTTTTTTCATAAAACTTAGACTCTTTAACAACATCATCCATATTACGCTTAAGGTTAGAAATTTCTACAGTATATGATGTTTTATCACTTGTTGCTTTTTCATGATCTTCAATAGTAGTTTTATAATTTAAATCATATTCGTGCTGAAGATCTGAGTTACTACCTTCCAATACAGAAATTTCTTCATTAATAGAACTAATTTCGTTTGTTCTTTTTTCTTCTTGTGTAGAATCAATCTTCTTTAATTCACTAATATGTGAAGTTTGAAGTTTAATTGTTTCTTTAAGAATGTTTAACTCATTGTCGGTTTCATTCATTTTATGGCGAAGTGCCATAATTTTATCTTTAAGAACCCCATTCATCTTTGTAAAAATACCGATATCAAGTAGATCTTCAATCACGTTTCTACGTTGATGCGAAGGCAATTGCATGAATGGAATAAAGTTTGAAGATCCTAATACAACTACTTGGTGAAAAGATTTGTGATTAAGTTTTAAAATATTCTGCTCAATAATTTTTTGATAATCACGACTGTGTGATTCTTGATTAAGCAATTTTCCATTTTGATATACCTCAAAAATATTAGGTTTAATTCCTCGAACAATTTTATATTCAATATTGCCAACGGCAAATTCAACCGTTGTTAGACAGTGCTTATTATTAATTGAATTAACTAATTGCGGCTTATTAATACTACGATGAGGCTTACCAAAAAGAGCAAATGATAATGCATCAAGCATAGTCGATTTACCTGCTCCATTAGAACCGACAACAAGAGTTGCAGAATCTTTATTGAGGTAAACTACAGTTTCGTTATTTCCGGTGGATAAAAAGTTTTTCCAAGTGAGTTTCTTAAATGTAATCATTATATATTGTCTAAGGCTTGCGCTTCAATCAAAAGTTCTTGCATCATCTTTTTAAGAATATTTGAATCTAAATTTGTTTCTGTCGCGTCGATGTAGCTGTTTAATAGTGTTGGTGTGTCATCTATCTTTACGTCTTGATCATTAATATTATCACCAGCATATTCATCAAAGTTTTCTATTATTCTGACTTCGTACGGATTAAAGTCATATATTTGCTCCATGAATTTATCAAATATATAAAGATCTTTTTTATTAGTTACTATAACTTTTATGTAAGTATCTTTTACTAAATCAGAAGTTATAGATGGTATTTTATCTTCATCATAGTAAATTTTTTGAAATAAAACATTAGGATTTTTGACAGCTTCTAGCTCTCTAGTTTCAGTATCAAGTATGTGGAAATATTTAGGATCATTTGCATCAGACCATGTTAATTGATATTGGGTACCAAGATACGTAACATTACCCTCGGTACTTTTAGTATGATAATGTCCAGAATAAACAGCATCGTATCTATCAAATAGTGATTTATCCATACCATGGGATTTAATATCAGCATTACCCATATATTTAAATCCACCTAATTCTAGGTGTCCCATTAGAACAGATGCTTTAGAGCTTTTGATAAAATCCATTGATTTATCGTGATTATCTTCACAAATCCATGGAAGTAAACCTATATCCAATCCTCCGATCTTCTTAACAACTGGGTCCATTTGAACCCTGATTCTATCGTTGTATTTCTCTAATATTTGCTCTAGAGAATTTAATTCATTTGTATTTTTATAATAAACATCATGATTGCCTGGAATAATATCCATGTACATATCATAATCATAAAGCTTTTTAATAAAGACTTCATAGTTGTGTTTTAAAACTTTAAAATTAACAAACCTGCGGTGATCAAAATAATCACCAAGATGTATAATGTCTCGTATGTCATGTTTCAACAAATATGGAAAGAAAACCTCATCGTAAAATTTGGCAGAATAGTTTAAGAAGATGTCAGACCCATTCTTTATACCAGAATGAGTATCGTTAATTATAGCTAAGCGCATATTAAATAAAACCTACAGAAAATCGTCAAGTAATCCGCTAATTCTCTTTTTAGATCTCTTCTTCTTTTTAAGAGTCTTACCAAAGTTCTTAATAGCAGAGTCGCGGTCTCTAATCAATTGAGATTTATAACGTACTCTATCAACAATGCCTGAAGCGTCAGGATGGCCAGAAGAGTGCATGAAACCATCGACCCCTGCGTGCTCCATGTACAACTCCTTAATATCTTGATGCTTTTTCTCTTTAGCAATTCGCCTTAAAAATGCATAATATGTGATCTGTGTAAAGTATGCAAATGCATTAGGTAAACCAGTACGTGTTGCTTTCTTCACGTCATAATTCATAATAGCCTTTATACAATTTTCTACGGCATCCATTACCATCTCTTCGCGGTATGTATATCCAGAAAAGTTTGGCTTATGTGATAGGCCCTCTGCAATTTTTAAAAAGCAAGAACCGATATACTCAGTAATAATTGGTTCTTCTTCTCCTCTATCGCGGGCTTCATTTGCTGAATTCACATAATCGACAACTGAACCAGAAAACTGCTTATTATTTACATAATGCGGTCTTTCTTTAGCTTTCTTTTTCATAATCTGTAGTCATATTCTACATTGTTATAACGCAAATGTACATAATATATTTGCACCTGTGCGTATTTTTTTATTTACATAATTTATAGTTCTGTGTATAATATTCTTAGAATAACAAAAACCCTTAATTATCATCATACGGTTTCCACTTTTTTCTCCATTCCAATGTTCTCGGTTCAAGTGAAGTGTAATCATCAAACATACCACCGTCGATTTCTATATTGTCTAGATTATCAAGGCCGTCATGAAATAATTGATCTAAAACAACCTTTATCTCTTTTTTAGTTAAGGCTCCGTGTAAATTGCTTGATATAATATATCTGTGGTATTGTATCTTTATATCTTCAACTGGGGGTGCAGAAGCTACAATGTTTATATTTAAAATTCTTATCTGCTCTTCTTCGTCTGTTATTAGCCAGGGGGAGAAGAAAGCTTTCCCGTCATCACTGATGTGAACTTGTACCGGAGCTGTCACATAAAATGCGTGCATTGCTGAATCATATCGATCTTCATTTGCTATAATATGGCTTCCATCACGCAATCTATATCCCATTAAATCGAACCCTTTCATGTAATCTTTTAAAGCTTCGTTCATAGTGGTACTTCGTGCATTTTATATTTAAATTTTTCTTTAGAGTATATTTTTACCCTCTCTATTGCATGATTTAGAGTGTAGTTCTTTTTCTTTTTCCATGAAAGATCATCTGCTAAATCATATATCGTAGTTCCCTGTCCATTTTCTGTTTTTCTTAATCCCCGGCCGATAGACTGTAAAACACGTATTTGTGATTTGGTCGGTGATGCAAACATAATGTTGTGCAGGTTAACTATATTTATCCCAGTAGAAAATGTACCTACACTAGCAACAATTACAGCATTCTTTTCCTGTTCAGTAACTTCACGAATTTTTTCTCTTTCGTCTGCATTAACCGCACCAGAAACAAAAAATACTTTTCTACCAGTGCCTTTAAGCTTTTCTACAAATGCGTTATAGAGAGGTTTACCGTGCTTTTCAACTAAGTTATACAGAACTAGGGAATTTCCTTGTTGGTCACATGTTAGATTAACAATAAAGCGATTTCTTTTTTCATGACTTACAATATGGTCTATTTCATCTTGGTATTTAAGACCTTTACATGCTTTACGTTCTTCATCTTTGTATTTTAACACTAAGCATTGAATTGTAAGCTGCGCAAGAGTATCAGCATCAATCAACTCTTTTGTTGTAGTGACTTTATACACAGGACCAAAGTTTCCCTCTAATGTCATTTTATTCGAAACAGCATCATCAATAGTTCCAGTTGTGCCAATTCTAAAACCAGCATTCACCAATCGATTCATTATTGTAGTGAGAGATTTAGCTTTAAACGTGTGTGCTTCATCTCCTATAACCATACCATATCCTGCAAACCATGAAAGAGGAAGTTTAATAGCACTTTGCCAAGTAGTAATTACAACAGAAGCTTCGAAGTTATTTTTTTCTTTTCCTGAATAGATACGGTGGACGTCATCTTCAACATTAAATGATTCATCCTGCCATGAGTAAGATTCAAAATCTTTGTACATTTGTTCAACCAATGAAGTAGTTGGCACTACAACCAACACCTTCTTATCCATTTCATGACTAAGATAATGTCTCATCATCATATAGATAATAAGAGATTTTCCTGATCCAGTAGGAGAAATTAATATTGCTCTTTTATTTTGTATACCGTGAACAAATGCATCGAATTGATAGTCTCTCGGTTTTATCAATTTATCTTTCAAAGTTATTGTAGATTCATTAATAAATTTTTCAAGATCTTCTTTTTTATAAAAGTCGTTATCCTTTAATGTTTTATCGTATACTAACTTATATCCTCTTTCATAACAAAATTCAGCAACTCTTTTCATCAAACCATACGGAATAGTTTGTGACCTAGAATCAAAAAGACGTATTTTACCATCCCAAAGTTTATTTCTATATGCAGGCATAAACTTATAACCTTCTGCATAGAAAGTAAAATATTCACTAAGCTCCATTAGAATACCAGAATCATCTGATCTAAGGAGAACTTTAGATTCGTCCTTTTTATAAGCTGTTAACATTACATTCCAGAAGTAAACTTCTTAAATTCCAATATATTTTTTACATGGGTGTGACGCCATCTAATATTACCCATAATTTCTTCCAGCGTTTCAATGATTGTTTTCTGGTAATCAATCTGAGCTTTTATTTTTACAAGATCTTCGTCAGTAGAATAATACATATCCATATCAGACTTCATCGGCTTAGACATTCCATCAAACGGGTCGTACTTCCATTTGTTTTTATCCATGTCATCTTTACTCATCTTCCCATTGTAGTAAAGCCACTTATCTTTTTTCATAGATGTATACTCCATTTCTTTTTTCTTAAGCATTAACTTTGCCATAGAAAAAAGCTCTAGGTATTTTGCGTGTAACTTAGAAGATTTAAGTGTCTCGTCATCAAGGCATACATCGTCAATAACAGCATCCTTCTTCCACATCATTAAAATATCATTCAAATCCATCATATAGTTTTATTTATTCCTATTTTATGATTAGGAATTCATCATATCTAAATGCAACATCAGCTTGTGCATATTCCACATCATTTGACTGTACGTTAAAATCTACGCCACTCAAAGAAGTAGGGAATGCATTTTTAAATTGAAATTGTTTATTCACAGTATTATGACTAGACATGACTGAAAGAATCATGTCAGCAACTTCATATTTTTCAGTGTTATCCTTCATCCAATCATATATTTCTGTATAGTTTTTCATATCTTCATCGATAGCAAACCTTAAACTCAGACCTCCGAATTGACGAGTTTCGCTTGTTTGATATGAAATGCCTCCCCTAAAGTTCATTTGAACTTCACCAGCAGTAATCTCAGGTATACTAAAGTTCGTTATAAAGTACTCTGTGTTAGCATACTTTTGCCGGTTAATTGTAAGCTTAAAACCAACAGGAGAAAGAAGATTGGTGTTAGATGTCAAATTGTTCTCAGCCATAATTCTATTTATAAAAAAAGAGGGCCCCCTTTCGAGGACCCTCTTAAATTTAGGTTTTAAACCCTATTAACTTTGTCCACCAACGTTAATGTTCTTAACGCGGAATGTACGGTAGTATGGGTTAGTATTAGCAGCACCAACACCGTTTTGTGGGTTTGCAGTAACCATTGGGTTAGCAACAAGACCATAACGTGTCTTAAATGCAATCTTTGGCTGGAAGTTATTCTCTCCAACAGCACGAACCATAGTAAGAGGAACGTACGGGCAGTAGAACAAACCAGCGTCATATGGGGAAGCTCCCTTATAACCAACACTAGCGTAGTCAGCTGTAGCATATGGGTCAACATACACTTTCAGTTTCCCGTTGAGTGTACCAGCAAATGTATTACCAGTAGCATCAACAGCAATCTCACCTTCTCCACCGAACTTAAGGCTACCAGCAGCTGCAAGTGCAGAAGCAACGTTGCTTGAGCAGATAACGAAGTTACCCTTACCACGAC